GCAGAGCGCCTCGATCCGAGCGTTCCCGGTCTCGGTGATCCGCTGGTAGGTGCCGCCGCGACGCGCGTCGCCCCGAAGGTATGCCTGCGGCGGCGGATGCTTGTTGAGCTTCGAGAGATCGAACGGCCAGACGGACTCAGGCGGCGCGCCGACCTGAGCGAGCCCCTTCATCATCGTGCGCGGATACGTTCCGCCGGAGTGCTTTCCGCCGTGGTAGGCGCAGCTCGTCGCGTGCATCGAGAGAACCGAGAGCGGTTCATACGGGAGTCCCATCAGGTTCTCGCGGATCGCGATCGCATGCGCGAAGCCGTGAGCGACGCACGTGTTCGATGCCATCTGATCGCGCCGAGCGACCGCGTGCGGTTCGAGCGAGAAGTTCGCCGGTCGAACGAGCTCGTCGAGCCGCGATGCCGAGTAGACGTGGTCGCGCGCGTCCTCGGGGCTCGGCATGTAGCCGAGACCGCGACCGACGAGCACGAGCTTCGCTGCTTGAACGATGCTCACGCGGAAACTATGGCGCCGGCGGGGCGGGATCGTCCGCGGACTCGTTCGGCGGAGCGATCGTCCCGTTGCTGATGCCGGCCTTTCGTTCGGCTGCGAGGATCACGCTCAGGAAGGGGTCCAGGTTGTCGCGCAACGCGCACCACTGTTCTTTCGAGATCCCGAGCTGACGCTCTCTCGCCTCGGCGAACGTCTCGCATGCTTGCTTCGCGATGTCGTTCGCGGTCCGGAGCGCCGGCTTCGCCCAGCAGCCGGAGATGCACGCGAGCAGGATCGAGATCAGCAGCAGGACGAGCGGTGCGGGGAACGAGAGCGATCGGTGGTACGAGCCGCGCCAGATCATGAGTTGAGATCCTTTTTCGGTGGGATTGTCGGCGATGCAGGAACGTCGGTCAGCGCTGTAGCGCCTGCCGGTGGTGGTGGCGGCGGCGGTGGCCGCTTCGATCCGATCGGCGGAATCGTCGGCGAGTAGGGAACGCTGACGGTCACGAGGCCCATCAACTCACCCGGAGCAGCGCGCGACTCTTTCGTCGTGATCGGTCGCCGCGCAGTCGACGGACCGAGGCTCGGTCGAACGAGATAGCGGCTGAAGCGGTCGAGCGACGCTGCGATCGCGTCGCTCGCGTCGGAGATCCACTTCACGACGCGGTTGTCCGTATCGGTGTCGGTCAAGTCGGCGAGCCGCGCGAAGATCCGGATCAGCGGTTGGAGCGCGGCGAGCAGGCTCGTGCAGGCAAGCACGAGCTCGCCGAGGAGCATGACGATCTGATCGTAGTGCGCGATTACCCAGGTGATGAGCGCGAGCAGTTTCACGGCACCAGGCTACTAGACCGCGACGCCGCGCGGCCAGCGGTAGCCGAGGTTGCGGTCGCGCGGATAGAGACCGAAGCACATCGAGTTGTGCTGGTTGCCGCCGTAGCAGAGATCGTCCGGCCCGAAGTCGCAGATCCAGTACGTGGCGTGCCCGGACGCCGGATCCGGGGGCCGAGAGTAGACGGCGACGCAGCCGATGCGCGGCACGAGAAGCGACGTTCCCCAGGTCAGGTAGGAGCGCGCCATCGCGCTGCCGGTACCGGCGATTCCGACCGCCTTCAGGGTGCCGTTGACGGCGGCTGCGCACCAAGCGGTTTCGTCGGTCAGGAGCGCTCCCGTGATCCCGACATCTTTGAGCCATGCGATGATCTGCGGGTTGTGCTTCGGTCCGACGATCTCGTGGAGTCCGTTGTGTTTTTTCGCCTCGGCGAGCCAGGTCGGTAGCGGGAACTGCGGCTGGCGAACCGAAACCGTGACGTGCTGCTCTGTCATGCCCTCGATCGTGACAGATGCCGCGACCGATCGCTGCACGTCAGTTATTCGGCGGCGGCTCGTACGCTCGACCGAACGTCTGCTCGTACGCGTCCAGGCTCATGAAGGTCGTGCCGTTCGTCACGCCGTCTGCCGGACACACCGGGTCGATATACCGCCACGGACCGCGGCAAAAATCGTCCAGCAGCTTCGACGACGCTTCGCGCATGTCGGTCAGGATTCGCTTCGAGTCCACGTCGTTCATCTCTCTATCGGATCGAGACCTTCTCGTTCGCTTCGACGTACGCGGCGATCGGGTCGCCTCGAAACTTGGAGTCCTTGAGCAGGTTGTCGTAGCTGTCGAGGATGTTCAGCGCGGAGTTCCGTTTCTGCTCGCGCGTTCGAGGCGTCTCGGTCGCGATCGCCAGCGCGCGGACGCGGAGCATCTCGCGAAAGACGATGCGCTGATCGCGTTCGAGCTTCACGAGTCGACCGGTCTTGCCTGGCGTCTCGGTCGGATCGAGAAACTCGTGCATCAGGAACTCGCGGAGCTCCGTGTTCGAGCGCGTCGATGCCTCGACCGTTGTTCGGAGCGCCACCAGCTCGCTGTTGTCGGTCATCAGCTTCGCTATCCAACCGACGCCGCCGCCGATCGTTCCGGCGATCGCGGTTATCAGCAACGTGAAGAGCGGCTTGAACCTCTCGGACCGCGCGACCTTCCGAGCAGCTCGCATCGAGTCGCCCGGATACTCGGTGCGGCCGCTGTCGGTCACGGCGCAGCGCCTTCGGAGACGAGCGTGAAGCGAAACTTCGTGCCGCCGATGTTGATGTAAAGCTTCCCGGCGCCGTCGTCGTACCACATGTCACCGCTCTGGCTGCCCGCCAGACCGCCGGTCGCTTGCGACGACAAGCGCAGCGCGGGCCAGCTGCCGGCGGACGCGTCGATGTGAAGTCCGTAGCGCGCGTCGCCGGACAGAACGACAGCCTTCATGCAACTGCTGCCGCCGCCGGTTCCGCCGCCGTCGCATTCTCCGTAGACCGCGGCGCCGAAGCCGTTCGCCTCGCCGCGCACGCCGATGCCGGTCGCGCTGACGCCCTTCACGCCGGCACCTGCTCCCGCAGCGGTACCGACCACGCCGGTTCCGCTTCCGCTCGCGACACCGTTGATCGCGGTCACGGAGCTCTCGCCGCGGACGCCCTCGTTTCCGCCGACGCCGCGAACGCCTGCGGCTGAACCGCCAGCGACGCCGAGAACGCCGTTACCGCCGCCGGGCCCGCCCTCGCCGCGAACGCCTGGACTCGTGCCGCCGCCGTTGCCGTCGACGCCGACTCCGCTTCCGCTCTCGCCGAATACGCCCGACCCAATTCCAGTGGTCGCGCCGTGGACGCCGGGGTTCGAGACGCTCTCACCGATCACGCCGCCGCCTGCGCCGGTCCCGTAGACGCCGATCCCGGTGTTCGCGAGACCCTCGATCGCCTTGGCGCTTCCGACCGCGGTCCCCTGCACGGCAGCGCTCGTGCCGGAGCATCCCGCCTGAACGCCGAAGCCGTTTCCGCTCGCGTTCGCGATGAACAACCCGCCAGGACCGTCGTCCGGACCGCCCTGCGCGCGGATGCCGGCACCGTCGCCGGTTCCCTGACCGAAGATCGCGTTCGAGTCGGCGCCGGATTGCCCCTCGAAGTAGCCGCCCTCGCCGCCCGTCGCTCCGCCGACGCCGTGAACGCCGCGCCCCGAGTTACCACCACCCTCGCCTCGCACGCCCGTCGCGTTCGTCGTTCCGCCGACGCCTCGGACGCCGTAGCCGGTCGTCTCGCCTTGCCCTTGAACGCCGGCCCCGGAGCCGTCGCCCTCGCCGAGCACGCCGATGCCGTTGTTGGACCCACCTTCGCCGCGAACGCCTGGACCGTTGCCGTCGGCTACGCCGTGAACGCCGGGACCGTTGCTCGATCCGCCCTCGCCGCGCACGCCTGCCGCGGTTCCGCCGCCGACGCCTCGGACGCCGTAGCCGTTCGTCGGTCCCCCGACGCCGTGAACTCCGCTGCCGGTACCGACCGCGTTGCCGCGGACACCTTCGCCGTTCGGAGCGCCGCCGTCGCCCTGCAAGCCGCTGCCGCTCGTCGTTCCGCCGACGCCTCGAACGCCGGCAGCGCTTCCGGTTCCGTTGCCGACGACGCCGGCCGCGTTCGTCGGACCGCCGTCGCCTCGAACACCCTCGAGCGTGGTCGTTCCGACGCCGCGGACGCCGTTGCCCCCGCCGGACCCGCCCTCGCCACGCACGCCGGTTCCGGTGCCGGTCCCCTGACCGCGAACGCCGATGCTGTTGCCGGCTCCGCCGACGCCGCGAACACCGTCGCCGTTCGTCGGTCCGCCGGTGCCGAGCACGCCGTGCCCGGTCGTACCGCCGAGACCGGTCACGCCAGCGCTCGTTCCGGTCCCGACGCCGGACACGCCGGCAGCGCCGCCAGGTCCGCCTGTTCCTGCGAAGCCCTCGTCGGTCGTCGCTCCGGTCGCGGTTTGCTTCTTCGTGAAGATGTTCGGCAACGCGAGCTGTGCGACGTTCACGTTCAAGAACGTCAGAACCTGACCGAACACGTTTTGAACCGTGCCGGCGAGGATCGAGAGCGGCGTTCCGGCGATCGCCGAGACCGCGAACGAGCCTGCAGAGAGACCGTTCAGGAAGCCGAGCAGCTGCGTGATCACGCTCGTCATGCTCGCGTTCGTCGTCGAGTACGGCGAGCCGGCGATCGCAGGCACCGGGATCGTGTCGGCATCGAACGTGTTCAGCAGGTCGAGCATCGCCTGCAGCGCGTCTTGGAGATTGCGCTCCTTGATCGCGAGCGGCGAGCCGGGAAGGTCATAGGCGAACTCGATCCTCGACGCGTCGATGTTCGCGTTCACGATCGCGGTCTGCGCCTGAACGATCCGCACGTCGGCGAGCAGGATCTGATCGCCGCGGAGCGCGGGCCGGACCGCAGTCGGCGCTTCAGCACCCTGCGCGACGTTGATCTTGAAGCCCTCGCCGTGGATGAAGTAGACGGGCTGGTTGCTGTCGTCGGTCCGCGGGTCGCTGAGCACGTCGTCGAACTCGGCGAAGATCGAGAGCCACTTCTCGTTGCCTGGCGTCGAGACCGCGGTCGCGTTGCCGAGCTCGTCGAGAGCGCAGTTGACGACCTGGTTTGGAAACCACTCGATGTGCTTCTGGTTCTGGTCGTAGATCGTCGCCGGTCCGGAGACGACGATGGTGAAGTTCGTCGGGGAGTTCTGGGTGACGTCAGCCCCTTTCGTGATGCCGACGTACTCGAAACCGCGCAGGAACGAGGCGAACGCGGTCTCGACATCGTCGAACGCCGCGTTCAGCTCGGTCTCGGTAACCTCTTGGCCAAAATAGAATCGCTTGCGGTTCATCCAGGTTCTCCCGCGACAAGGTTACACGTCGCGCGGAGCGCCAGTCTCCCCGGGGAGACTGGCCGCCGGTCAGTGCAGCTTCCAGGGGCGTTCGCTCGTGCCGCCGAGTCGCGAGTATCCGAGCGCGAGGTGGTTCGGCTGTGGTGCCGGCGTCGGCTCGATCGTCCCGAGATAGTGCTCTCGAGCGGCCTTCATGTACGTCGCGAGCTGCTCGACGAGCTCGCGTTGCGCCGGCGTGAGGTCGACCGGCGAGATGAGCCGGAAACTGAACCGACCCCTCCGGTTCGGACCGATGAAGGCCGGCGCCGACGAGTGCTCGCGCGTCGTCGAGAGTTTCTCCGGCGGTCCGAACGAGCTCGCCGGACCGAGCCGCCAGCCGCTCCGGTTGTAGTTTCGAATCGTCATCGAGATGCCGGTGAAGAACAGCACCGAATCGATGACGCCCGCGGCGGTCCCCTTGAGCTTGTAGAGGTGAACGAGCACGCGCAGAAGCCGGCGCTTGTCGACCTCGGCGAGCTCGAACGAGAACGGGTTTCCGAGATCGGCGAGCATCGCGTCGACGAACGCTTCCGGCGCGAAGTCCGGATCGAGGATCGAGACCCAGTCGTCGATGCTCGAGAGCAGTACGTTCGTGACCTCCTGCATGCAGGCCAGCATCATCCGGAGATCACCGGTCGAGTCCTCGGCGAGGTTCGTGGCCGGGACGAAATCGGTCAAAACGAAGCGGCGACCGACCGGGAAGCTCGGCACGAAACCGTCGAACTCGACCTCGTTGTCCGGCGCGACCACGTGCAGGTTGCCGGCGACGTCGAGCAGGTTCGAGACCGTCAGCAGGTAGCCGGCGCCGTAGGTCATCTCGATGTCGGTCAGGAGATCGACGACGCCGGGCGCGACCGACTCGATGCTGACGATCGAGAGCGAGACCGCCGGCCGCGTCCGGTGCTCGATGAGATAGTTCGCGGCGTTCAGCGCGTCGCCGGCAGCCGTCGGATCGACCTGGCGCATCGGCTCCGAGAACGTGACGCGGATCCGCTGCTTCGCGCGCGCCACGGCGTCGAGCGTCCGCGGTCGAACCGTGTCGAACGTCCGGAAGCTCCAGCTCGAGCTGGCTGAGCCGACGTTGACCGCGACGACGACGACCGAGTCGCTCTCGTAGCTGACCGGCGGCGTCAGCTTCACGTGCCGCGTCGACGAGTCCGGCGTCGAGTACGCGACCGTCCATCCGGCGAGCGCAGCGCCGCCGGCCAGGACGCCGATGCCGGCGACCGTCGCGTCGATCGTCGACGATGCGGGAGCCGCGCCGCCTGCGCGGTAGACGTCGAACTCGATCGAAGCTGCGAGCGGTACCTCGGTCTCCGACGGCTCCGGGATCTGGTTGATGACCAGCGTCTGAACGGTCGAGTTCGATCCGGTGCTGAGCCCCGTCGGGAAACCGAACGAGCCGGACGGCTGCGCGACGACCTGAACGCTTCCGCCGGTTCCGAACGTCGAGGTCGTGATCCGGATCTTGCCGGCCTCGACGATCGCGAACGCGCCGGTCAGCCACGTCGAGATGACCTGCGCTACCTCCGCGGCCGTGGCGGCTCCGATGTCGTGGAAGTCCGGCGCGCTGAACGGCACCTGCTGCGTCGCGCCGCCGTTCACCTTCACGTCGAGCGTCGTGCCTGCGACGAGCGCGAAAGGTGCGGAGCTCGACGAGATGACCGACCCGGCGATCGCGTCGAGAAAGTCCTCGGCGACCAGGTCGAGGATCACGCTCGGTAGCCGGACGAGCGTCACGAGAGCCTCAGCCGGAACGTGATCACGTTCGTCGACGGTCCGGCGTTCGCGCTCGCGAGCCGAACAGCGACGTTGAGCAGCTGCACGACGTGGTTCGCCTGGTCGATGCTGCGTGCGTACTGAACGACGCCGTTGAGCAGCGCCTCGAAGATCCACGGCCCGCCTGCGAGCGTCGGCGGCGCGGCGACCCGCACTCGGTATCGAACGAGCGCCGCCTGCGCGGAAACGACGAACGTCTGGCTGACGTCGTGCCGGTCGCCGCTCGCAAGGTTCACGTCGAGATGGTTCGCATGACCGAGCTCGTACGCGGCGAGCCCGGCGAACGCATGCTCGGTCGGCATCCGCTGCTGAAGCGCGCCGCGATCAGCTTCGAAGGGAGTCGACAAGGTCGACCTCCTAGAGCTGCCGCGCGATCTGGACGTGATCGAAGAACGCTCGACGAGTCACGTCCGCGACCTGGAAGCCGAAGCCGGCTCGCCCGCTCGTGAACGGTGCCGATCCGGTGTTGATCCCGAGCGAGTCGTCGACGAAGCCCACGACCGTCGGCGACTGCGGACCTTCCATCCCCGGGATCGCGGTCCAGACCGGACCGGTGACCGGGTTCGCTCCGAGATCGTTCTGGTAGCACTGGAGCAGCACGTCGCCCGACCCTTCTTTGATCATGTCGAGCCGGAGGTGGTGCCAAGTGTCGGCGTCGAACGCCTCGGTGCTGCGCATCAGGATGTGGCTGCCGCTGTCCGGGTCGACGCCCGCATCCGGCAGACCGCCGGTAAGCGCACCCTTCCGGAGCTCGATGTGATACGGCGCGCCGTCGGAGAGCCCGAGCAGGTATCCCTGACCGGAGACCGCCGCGCTCTGCAGACCGATGAACAGGAACGGCGCGAAGCCGGTCGGACCGCCGCTCACCGCTCGCTTGAGCGCTCCGGAGATCCGACCACCTTTCGCCATCGGCGCGAAGTTGAGCTGGACGTTCGAGAGCGCGATCACCCCCGAGACGATCTCGAGCGAGTTGAAACCGTAGACGTAGACCCCGCCGCCGTTCGGTTTCACGGGTCCGAGCGTGACGCCGTTGTCGACGACGCTCGACGAGAGGCTACCTCCGAGAACTGTCCAGTCTGCCTGAGCCATCGCCAGCGAGGTTACACCGTGGTCATCACGCGGGACCACCAGGTAACCGGATCGCGAAGCAGGGACTGGACCCCCTCGCCGGCATCGGTCAGGTCGAGCGGAGTTCCGCCGGAGAACGGCGCGAGCTTGAACGCGAGCCCGGAGACGTTCCGCAGGAAGTAGGCGACGCCCTCGTTGAGCGGGTTCGGCAGGAAGCCGTCGGCGTTGGCGACCAACACGACCTGGTTGTCGGCGAGCGCGATCGACGGCGCCGACGCGAGCGTCATCACGCTGGTCGCTGCGTCCGCCGTGAACGCGATCGGCGCCAGCACGCTCTCGAAGGTCTCGTCGCTCGCTTGCGCCGGCGTGAAGTCGTCGAGCTCGTTGGTAAACGCGATCGACGACCAGCCGGTCTCGAAGCGCTCCTCCGGGTTGCCCGAGAACGTCGCCGCGGTCGGCGCCGGGAGCGTCAGGTCGACGTTGCCCCAGCCGACGTCGAACGTCTCGCGGTCGGCGCCCGAGAACGCGGCGAACTCGATCGCGGAGAGCGTCGGCAGGTGGGTGGGTGCGCCCCAGTTGAACTCGAACGGTTCGAACGGCAGCTGAGCCGGCCCGAGATTGAACGCCGAGGTCTCGATCCCGACGGTCTCGAGACCGAGCTCGCTCTCGAAGACCTGGTCGACCAAGCCGGCCCAGCCGGCGTCGAAGTTTTCATGCGCGAGCGTGCCGACCTCGCTCGGGTTCCTGGCGAAGTCGGCGAGCTCCTCGGCAGAGCTCACGAACGACGCAGCCCACCCGCTCGCGCTTCCAGGCGTCGTGCCGGCGGTCTCGAAGCTGCCGTTCGCGATCGCCATCAGGCTGCGAGCGGCTGCCCGGTGAAGCCGTTGATGAGCGTGACCGTTCCGAGCACCGGAAACTCGAACGGGTCGATCTCGATGTCTCGCGAGTCGCCGTTGATCAGCAGGTCGGGTGGGTTGTCTCCGATCCGGCGAACGTTCGGGACGTCGCGAACCGCGTTGAATATGTCCGAGTACGCGACGAGCCCGTCCGAGTAGTACCCGAACTGCGCGGTCGGGTTCGGAGTGCCGTCGGCGAGATCGAGCGCGAAGAAGCTCGCGAGCGCGGTCTTCACGGCGGCGTCGAGCGTCGCGTTCTGCGCCACCGTCCCTGCCCCGTATCGCGGGAAAATCTTCGCCTGCACCGCGATCGTCCGGAACGTCGGATCGTAGATGCGAACTCGGAACGTCGGCGCTCGCGGGTAGACCGTCGTGACCTGCGCGAGCGCCAGGTTCTTGAGCGTCTGCGACGCGAGTCCGCCGCCGGCCGGAACGAGGAACAGGTGACCTTCGTTCTCCTCGATGAACGCCCGCTCGTCGCTCGTCAGGAAGAGCGCGCGCTTGATCCCCGGCACCTTCAAGACATGGATCTCGAAGTCCTCGCGCGAGACCGAGCGCGTGAGAGCTCGAAGCGACCGCGGGCCGGCGCTCCGGATCGACTCGACCGCCTGCCGAGCATCGCCGCCGCTTGCCTGCGTCGCGTTCGTGACGGTGACCTGAACGACGTTGCCGAACTCGTCGGTGTAGCCGCGCTCCGGCTTGGTGATCGTGCCCGGATCGACGTTGCCGTTGACGCCGCCGCCGATCTTGTAGGTGCACAGGATCGCGCCCTGCGGGATCGTCCCCTGCAAGCCGTTGCCGAACCGGATCGTCGCTCGATCGTTCGCGTCGACCGTGATCGTCGCGTGTCGGTCGGTCGCTCCTGACTCGAGAAAGTCGTCGACGATCGAGTAGGCGCCGTCGTCGGCGGTCAGCGTCAGCGAACCGTCGAGAAACGGGACCTCGTCGAGGATCACCTCGAGGTTCGGCAGCGACGAGCTCTGGAAGACCTGCTGCGCGTTCTCGGAGTGCTCGACGTCGAAGATGACCGCCGGCGGGTTCGCACCGGCAGCGATCACGGCACCGGTCAGCGCTTGGAAGACGACCGGATCCGTGACCTTCTGGGTGCGGAACTGGTCGCCAGGCAGGATCGTCACGCTGCCGACCGGCGGGACCGCGAGCGCGAACGTCAGCTGCGTCGTCGCCGCGACCGCCCCGATCGGTTTGTAGCCGATCAGCTTCACGAGCCCGATCATGCTCCGGCGAAGCTGCGCGGTCGCGATGCGCGACTCGTTCGCCTGGTTGTCCTGGTAGTACGTCAGCACGTCGCCGATCCAGCTCTGGAGCTCGACGAGGATGTTTCCGAAGTCCGCGACGTCGCGGCTCGTCCAGTCCGGGAACGCCGACGTGATCAAGTTGAACGAGCGCTCTCGGAGAGCGTCGAAATCCTTGTCGGTGTAGTCGAGACCTGGGGCCAGGATCGCCATTCGCCGCTCCGATGCTAGCCGAGTGCGATCTCGGTCTCCAAGCCGGAGACCAGGACGCGCTCGGTGCCCTCGGCGATCAGGGTCCACCGCAGGCGGATGATCAGCGCGGTCTGCTCGACGGATCGCTCGACGCGGATGCTCGTTATCCGGACCCGCGGCACCCACTGCCGGAGCGCCCGGGCTACGAACGCCTGCGCCTTCGCGGCGAGCACCGGCGTCAGGTTCTGGAGCCGGAGCAGGTGCAGGATGCAGCCGAACTCGGTCCGCCACGGCAGCTCGCCGGAGCTAAGCTCGTTCTGCGCGACCGTTCCGAGCGCCTGAGCGATCTCCGACGCGACGAGCTCGACGCCGGTACCGTTCGCGAAGTCGCGCTTCAGGTCGCGCCGGAACGGGCGAACGATCCCGCGGCCGGTGATGCCCGCCGTGTCGATGCTTCGGCCGGTCTCCGACCGCGTGACGACGACGACCGGAACGGCCGGAGTCTGCGGTTCGGCGAGCAGCGGCCAGGCGACGGTCATGCGAATGCGGTCTCGCTGCGTCCGACGTTCGAATCGAGGTCGATCGCGACGATGTCGAGCCGCAACGGCGTCTGCGTCCAGCCGCCGGCTCGCCTGACGGTGAACCGGTAGCCGCAGTCGACCGCGACGCGCGACGACGTCGCCGAGTACCGCGGCGTGAACGCGTCGCCGTCCCAGACGCACTCGCAGGTACCGTCCGGGAAGAGCGCCGTGACGAACATCATCAGCAGCTCGCCGGTGTCATCCGTGACGTCGAACTGGAGGTGAGAGAGCCGATCGATCGCCGCGCCGGGTGCCGGCGAGAAGTTCCGGATGTCCGGGATCTCGGAGACCCCGCCGACGAGCTCGATCTCGCCGGTCGTCCCCGCGAACATCGAGCCGCAGAGACCGCTTCCGGCTCCGCCCTCGACCGTGATCGTGTTGCAGCTCATCGCTACCGATAGTGCTCTCGGACCCACGGCGCCGTCGACTGGACTCGCACGTGATCCGGGTCCTCGGAGCCCTCGAACATCACGATCCGCGCGTTCGCCGGCAGCTCGCCGCGCTTCGCTCGCAGATGCATGCGGTAGCTGTAGACGCCGTCAGGCTCGCTCCAGAACGCCTCTCGGCGGCCGAGAACGTGATTGAGCCACCCCTGGTCGCTTCCGTAATAACCGGCCTTCCTGGCGGCGTGTATCGCGTCTGCGGGGCTTCTGCGGAAGCCCTCCCAGACCTGCGGCCGCGCTCCGGCGTTGGTCAACCACATGGAGGCGTTGTAGGGCGTTCTGCGATGGGTGGCCGCCCAGACGACGAAGTCCTCGGGCCGATCCCAGAGCGGCGCAACGTCGCCGACGATCACGCAGTCGAGATCGAGCGAGACGAACCGCGGACCGATCACGCTCGCCATCTCCGGCGAGAACGCCTTCAGGCGGCGGTAGCAGGACGGCATCCGCGGTCCGTAGCTGCTCGGCAGGTCGGCGAAGTCGTCCCAGATCGGGATCACGCGAACGTCCGGCTCGAACTCGCTCTCGGGTTGATCCGTGATCACCGAGAACCTGTGCGGCTGCCGGTAATGCCGAGCGACCATTCGCCGCAGAACGTTCACGTGATTCGGCCCGTACTGCGAGCGGTATCGCGCGGGCGGCTGCCAGAGCCAGCAGACGACGTCGAGCATCATAGAACCCTAGACCAGGTGAAGCGCAGCGGGCAGACGGGCGTCACGTCGCCGGCAGCGAGCTTCGCGCGGTAGCGCTCTCTGTAGCGCTGCTTGCCCGCCAAGCGATCGAGAAATGAGTCGGCGCCGTCGACGGCCGGCGCGCTGCCCATTCGCCCGTAGCCGAGCGCGACGATCTCCGGTAGGTGCACCGGCGGGCGAGCGCTCCGGAGAGCTCGGAGAAACGGACCGTCGCCGCCGTAGGTGCCGCAGTAGTCCTCGTCGTATCCGCCGATCTCGAAGAACGCGTCGCGCGTCAGCAGCACGGTGTTGCAGTGCGGTTTGCGATACCCCTGCCGCGTGACCGACTCGCGCTCGATCGTGTAGTGGCGCTTGGCGTCGAGACGCATCGCGAGAAGTTGCTCGACCGCGAGCGTCGGCAGGACGACGTCGATGTCGGAAAGCAGCAGCCAGGGACCGGCAGCGACGACGGCGCCGAGGTTCCGCGCTCCGTGCTGGTTCCACTCGATGTCCTGCTCGATCCGGTAGACCGAGCAGCGAACAGATTTCCGGATCTGCCGCTCGACGATCGGTGCGGCCGGCGCAGTCGGACTTCCGTCGTCGACGACGACGATCTCGACAGCGCAGCGATCGTCGAGCGCGTTCCAGCTCGCGACCTGCGTCGCGAGCATCGTCGGCGCTTCGTAGTACGGATAGACGAGCGAGAGCACTCCAGCGCGCTACGCCGAGATTTGCAGCGACAGAACGTCGACGTCGGCAGCGACGCCGGCCGCGTCCCAGGTCTTCACGGAGACGGTGTACTGCCCGCCGCCGCCGTTCGTGACCGCGTACGTCGCGTGTCGAGCCGGCGCGGCGCCGGTCATGCCGCAGCCGACAGCCACAGCGAGCCCGAACGGGTCGACGTTCGTCGGTAGGTCCTGGAGCTGGATCGAGTAGCTTCCGGCACCGAGGCGACTCGCCGAGAAGACGATCCCGCCCTTGTCGGAGAGCAGCGCTCCGTTCGTGCCCTGCAGCACGACGAACCCTTTCGAGACGTGAACGACCTCCTTGTTCACGAGTCGCCACGTCGGGCTGTCGTAGGACTCCGCGTCGAAGCGGTACTCGAGATAGATGTGCTTCGCGCGGATGTGACTGCTGCTCGGCGAGACCACGTCGATCGTGTCGAAGTTCAGCTCGTGCGTCTCGTAGTCTTCGAAGCACTCGCCGGCCGCGGCATACAGGTTGCCGTTGTTCGAGCCGGTGCCGCCGGTGCAGAAGAGCCCGACGCGATCGCCGTGCGAAGCGCCGACCGGGAACACGATCGACGCGACCGTGCCGGCCTCGAAGCGCATGATCTCGCCGACGACGAGCGTCGCCGGATTGCCGACGACCTCGGTCGCGCTCCAAACGAGATCGCCGCCGCCGCTCGACTCGGCCGGTCCGACGACGACCACGTCGCCGGTCGACAGCTTCGCCTTGAGGATGCCTGCGTCGACGAAGACCTCGGCGTGGCCCGACGGCGGGTTCGGAACCGATGCAGCGGTACGCAGCTTGGTGATGAGACTCATCTCAGGCGATCCCTTCCGGTTTCATGTAATCGACAAGCCGCCAGACATTGAACTGACCGTCGTACTTGTAGCGGATGAACACCCCGCGCGCGTCGTTCGGGATCGTCGCGGTAAAGTCGATGACGCCGTTGAGAGCCTCGATCGACGAGCCGTTCGCGGTGATCGTGACCAGGAAGCCGCCGTTACCGCTGACCTCTTTGAGCGAGACCTCGACGCCGTCAGGGAGCGGCGCCGAGGGTGTCTCCAGGATCACGCCGTCGACGTTGTCGTTTCGGAAACGCGTGTAACTTCCGGCGCGCATCGGCCAGGTCCCCGCGTTCGAGTAGACATCGCTCCACGGGAGCGATTGCGGGATCGAGATCACGATCCAGTGACCCGGCGGCTGACTGTCGTTGTAGACGAGCGCGAACGAGCTTCCGGGCGCGACGTAGAAGTCCTCGCCGGCCGGCGTGAAGATCCGGTTGCCGATCGCCGAACCGTTGTCGTTGTGCTTGAGGACGAGCCCGCAGCCGCCCGGATTGAGCCGCAAGAACTTGAAGAACGAGAAGCGCGGACCAGGCGGCCGCGCGTAAGGCGAGTTGAACGACTCGGCCTCCGCGATCTCGTCGTGCGCGAAGCCGGTGATCGTGCACGGGAAGGTGCCGATCGCGTTCGAGAAGATCTCGAAGACGTAGCCGGCGCGCCACGGCTCGCTCGACGCGCCCCAGTCGTTGACGGTCACGCCGCCCTCGAGCTTGGCAGTGCCGCCCCCGCTCTGGTTGACGATGTCGACCGAGGAGCCGCCCGGATACTCCTGGAACAGCAGGTGCCGAAGCTGCGAGCCGCGAAGAGCCTGGAGCGTGCCGTCGTCGTGCGCGTTCGCCGCTTTGCCGAGAACCTGCCCGGCGGCGAGCGGCGGAGTCTCGGGGCCGATCTCCTCGAAGTCGCCCTGGTAGTCGCCTGAAAGCGTCCCGCGGAAGAACATCCGCTGGCCGGCAGGAACGACGCAGCGCGCGTTCGCAGGAACGACCATCTGCGAGTAGTTGCCGACGTCGAGCTCGTTGACGATGTCGACGAGCGCGCGTTGCCAGCCGTCGACGCTCGGCAGACCGTCGCGGTCGACGTTTCGCGGCGTGCGCGCGAGCGCGGTCGCGAGCGCTGCACCGCTTAGGTCGGAATGCGCCGTCGGATCGCCGCCCTCGTTGAGCGCCGGAGCGACGATGTTGTGTCGCCAGCTGCGGATGCCGAAGACCCTGACCTGCTTCACGCCGTCGACGGTCAGCTCGATCAGGTAGGGCCCGAAGATCCCGGCCTTCGGCGAGAACGTCCAGACCGGGGTCGCTCCGCTGCCGACCGGCGTAAGGCTGTCGAGCGCTTCGTCGTCGCCTGGCGGGACGAAGAGCAGCCGGAACGTGTTCGCGGCGCCCGGGACGGTGCTCGTCAGCGTCACGAGCGACCCGTCCGGCTTGCCGTCGAGCCGCGCCTTGCCAGCGACGCCGGCCGGCGAGAGTCCGGCCTGGTCGATCTTCAGGTTCGCGGTAGCCACCCGTCGAATGCTAGCTGACCGGAATCGTGTCGCGGAAGGCTCTCAGCGCCGCGACCGCGCCCTGGAGCAGCCCGATAGCCCCGAGGGGGTCTCCTGGCAGGCCAGCGACGAGCGGGAGCCCCGGAAGGCCCGCGAGCGCTGCGAAGCCGTTCACGAGCTCGATCATCGTGTTCAGGCTCCCGAGCGCTCTCGAGATGTTGCTCATGGCGGCGTCGGCGGTCTGCCGCCCGCAGATCGCGGCGAACGCGAGCTCGGGAACCCGCGCGGACAGATTCTCGGCGCGCGTCGTTCGCTCGATGATCGCCGCCACCGCGCGGAGCTCGGCGATCACGCCCTCGAGCATCGCGACGATCGCGTCGACGATGTCCGCGACGAGCGCGAGAACCGAGGTCGGCGGAAGCAGCGCGATGATCGCCTCGATCTTCTTCGCGAGCTCCGGCAGGCACTCCGCGAGCTTCGACGGATCCGGCGGCGGACCGAGCGCGTCGACGACGGCGGTCAGGCACTTCTGGACCGCTACGATCGCCTCGACGATGTCGAAGAGCGGCGTGAGCGGTGTGAGCGCGGCGTTCGTCTTTCCGAGCAGATCCTGCGCGAGCGCGAACAGGCTCGGCGGAAGTCCGCTCAGCTGCGGCGTGAGCTGGGCCCCGCCCGGGAAGCGAACCCGGAGCGCGTCCGGGAACTCGTCGATCGCGCGACAGAGCGTGTCGATGGGAGGCAGCGCCATCAGGCTCTGTCGCTCATCAGGTCGCGGACTCGAGCGAGCGCTGCGTTCCGCTCCTTCAGCGCCCGGGTGCGGCCCTCGTACTCGTCCTGGAGGCGTTGCTCGAGCAAGCGCACGTGCGCGACGAGCTGCGGAACCCACTCGCGAGCGCCGCAGATGAAGTCCGCGTTCGCGTCCATCGACCCGGCAGGTCGATTGCCGGAGACCTCCGCTCCGTGGCCGCGGAGCTCGATCGGTCCGTAGGTCTCGAAGTCGGTTATGTCGCAGACCGGCGAGCCGTCGGGCGCAAGAAAGTAGACTCGCCTCGGGCACATCTTCCACGGACCGCGCGTCGCTTTCGCGGCGGCCGCCTCGATCTCGTTGAGCTTCTCGGCCTTCATATCGGGTCTCCTGTCTCGCGAACGATGCGACCGTTCAGCAGGATCTGGAGTGCGTCAATCGAAACGACGCCGACGCTCTTGATCACGACCGCGGCCGAACCGCTGATCGTGATGCCGTGCCGGACGCCGTCGATCTCGATCACGTCCTCGTCGTGCTGCAGATCCTTGATGCGGAGCGACTCTTTCCCCGGTCGATCGTCGAGCACGATCTCCCAGCGGTCGGACTGAACGACCGCGAGCTGCACCGCGTCTGCCGGCGAGAGCGCGCGAACCGCCGTCGGCGACTCCGAGTTCCCGCCTGGCGAGCCCCAGGGCCCGACGAGATATCGCGGCTGGTCGATGTTCCCCTGCACGAAGAACACCGAGACCTCCGCGCCGATCTTCGGCGGTCGGAAGAAGCCCTGCGCGTCCGATCCGCCGCCGGGGTTCCCGATCGGCAGCGCCCAGCCGCTCGCCGGCTCGATCAGCCCCGGTATCTCGAGCCGAACGCGACCGATCCGGAGCGGGTCCCGGTTGTCGACGACGACGCCCTCGTAGAGGGCGACGAGCCGGTCGCTCTGTTCGTCGTGTTCGAGCGTCACTTCTTGTCCGTAGCAGGCGGCGCCCGATGCCGCTGGTCAACGAACTTCGTGACGGCCTTGCCGTCGGCGTCGACGCCACCGAGACGCTTGAGAAGCTCCGGCGAGAGATCGAGCGAGCGCTGCTTGATCTCGCTCGACGGTTTGCCGCGGATGCCCTTCACGCCCGGACCGACCTGGATCCGCGCCGCACCCTTCGCGAGGTTGCTCTTCGTCGAGTGCCCGCCGGAGCCGTCGCTGATCAGGTCGATGCGACAGGTGTAGCCGCCGTGGATGACGTGCTTGACCTCGCGGACGTAGTAGCGCTGGCTCAGGCGCTTGCCGACGCCGCGGAGGTCGACGACCGACTTCGCGAGCAGGTTCGGATCGCCGACGATCTCCATGTGAATCTTGACCGCGACCTGCTGGCCGGTCCTGAACTTGCCGGCGGCGACGCGCTTCGCGGCATCCTCGCTCGACTCGGTTCCGGTCGCGATGTGGTTCTGCCCTACGTTCGTGAAGCCCGGCACCGGCTTGGAGTCCGTCCCGGGCGCTTCCTGAACTTTCGCGAGAACCGGTCGCTGCTGCTCGGTCTCGTGGCTCGCCTTCACGTCGATCGTCCGGCGACGGACCGGGTCGCGACCCTTCACGACGACGGTCCCGGGCTTCGCAGTGAGATCGTTCTCGACGTTCATCGTGATGATCTCTTTCGGCGTGCCGGAGTCGCTGTCGCGCCACTCGAGCACCCGGATCGAGTCCTGGGTCAGGTCACGCTGGTGGAAGTGGAAGCCGTCGAAGTCGATGAACCACTGGAAGCCCTCTTTCTGCGCGAGCCGCCGGAGAAACTGCGCGTCGGTTTGCTTGCCCTGCGCGATCGTTTCTCGAACGATCTTCGTGTCCTCGATGTGAACGTTATCGGGCGAGCTGTAACCCCACTCTTTCGCGATCCGGCGAGCGACCTCGGAGCGCGAGCAGTGCTCGAACGTTCGGACGCGGTGCTCGGAGTTGAGCACCACCTCGAGCCCGAGCGCTTCGACGTGCAGCTCGAGAAAGCCGGTCACCTTCTGGATGCGGCAGCGACGCGTCGGCGCCATCACGCCCGGGTAGCCCCAGGACACGTCGACGATGTTCCCTTTGCGCCAGACAGGATCGTCGAAGTTCCGCAGATCGTAGTTGTCGACGCGCAGGCTCAGCTTGTCGGCCTTGTCCTCGCAGTCAGCGTATTCGAAGCCGACGATCTGGTCGGAGAGCTCGACGCGCGATGCGAGCGAGCCCTCCGGCATCACGCTCACGAGGATGACCGGCTCGTACCGCACCCTAGCCGCCGAGCTCGGTTCGACGCTTCTCGCCGATCACGTCCTCGAGCAGCGTCCGGAGCGACGGCACGATGATCACCGAACCCGCGACGAGCGCGATCGTCGGGTCGTGGATCGGGTTCGGTTGGAAGTCCGCGATCGCCCACCAGTAACCGGCCGGTCGCGCGATCCCCTCGTAGTAGCGACCGGCGATGCCCCAGAGCGTGTCGCCCTGCGCGACGACGTGAACGATGTTGTCCGCGAGCGCGACGAACCGATACGGCTCGCGGTCGGTCAGGAAGAGCCGTCCGGCGGAGTCCTTGCGACCCTCGACGAAACTGTAGCGGCTGCCCTCGAAGATGCTCACCGCGGCGATCCTACTCCGAGAAGAACGGATCGCCGAAACGCTGGTCCGGATCCTCGGCAACGAAGTCGCTCGTCAGCAGCGACTCGGGGTGCTCCTCGAACGAGCAATCGGCGTGGAACTCGACCGATTGCGCCTGCGAGTTGAAGCGCTCGTGCTTGATCCGGAGCTCGGTCAGGAACGTCTCGATCTGGAGCATGCCCGGCCAGACGACGAGCAGGCTCGGCGGACCGCCGCCGACGAGCTGGCTCGTGACCCGACGCGGATACGCCCACGACATCAGGTGCCGGCGAGCGCGCTGGAGCTGCTGGAGCTCGAGAGGCGAGAACGCTCGGAAGTAGAGCGTGAACCGGCAGACGTAGGCGCTCGTCGTCTCGAAGTGGTGCACCGGGTGGCTGAGCCCCTGCACCTTCAGCTTCGACCACTCCGGCGAGACGCTCTCCTCGAACTCCTCCGGATTGAACTGCGCGGCGATCTCCGCACCGTTCCGGAGGTTGGTGATCGAGAGCCGCGGTGGATGCTTCGCGTCGATCATCGCCCGACCTACTCTGCTCCCACCGGAACGCTACCGCGAGCCGCGCTGCTCCGGTTCGTTCGCGCGACGACCGACGCCATCCGCTCGCCGTCGACCTCGAACACGGCGTGGATCGGTCGCTGCTCGAACGCGGCGGCGAGACCGTTCACGTCGATCGCCGCCGGCGCGGAGCGCTGCCCGGATCCGGCCGCCGCTGCGACCGTAGACTCGACAGCAGACGCCGCCGGCAGCGCTTGCGACCCGGGCGTTCGCGACGTGTCGGCGACCTGCTCGAAGCGTCCGGGTCCGTTCGTCGTCAGCGCGGTCACGCTCGTCGCACCCGAGGAAAACCAGTCCGGAAGCGTCGCGAAGAAGCCGGTGACCTTCGACACGAGCTCCGAGATCCAGTTGACGATCTCGCCGATCCTCGTCGCGATCTTGTCGACGATCTCGAACACCCAACCGCCGACTTTCTGCATGACCTCCGCGACCGCGTTCCACGCATCGACGAACGGCTGCGCCATGATCGCTGCGCCGACCGCGATCAGGTCGGTCACGTAGGCGATCATCGACGCGACCGTGTCGACGACACGGTTGAAAACCTCGGCGACGACGTCTGCACCGAGCCGCCAATCGCCGACGAGCGTCGACCAGGCGCCGGAGATCACCGCGACGCCGGCCTTCCAGTACCCGACGACAGCGTTCCACTTCTCGGCGATGTGATCGCCGACGATCGCCCAGCCGGCCTTGATCGATTTCCAGACAGTCGAAACGATCTCTCCGACGCGCTCGAAGCCGGCGATCATGTTCTTCCAGAGATCGGTGCCGGTGATCTCTGCGACGTAGAACTTCCAGACGGCCGCGAGGTACTTCCCGACGCCGGCACCGAGCCGCATCACGAAACCGAAGATCGTCGAGACCGCCTTCCACCAGAGCCGGAACGGTAGCGTGATCCACTCGACGTACGTCGTGAACGCGTCGCCGAGCCAGGAACCAAGCTCGACCGCGGTCGACTTGATCGACTGCCAGGCACCGAGCACCACGGCCTTGAACTTGCCGAAGCCGGGGCTCACCTTGCTCGCGATCACCTCGCCGACGTACGAGAACGCGCGACCGAGCTCGTCCCAGTTCGTGTAGAGCTCGTACGCGAGATAGCCGAGCGCGGCCGCAGCTGCGATGAACGGCAGCAGCGGTGCGATCGCGCTCCATGCGGCGACCGCGAGGCTCGCGAACGCGCCCGCCGCGGCGACGACGCCGTCGATCAGGATCGGGAAGATCGCCTGCGTCGCCACGATGGCGCCGGCAACGAAGAGAAACGCGAAGCTGAACATCGTCACGGCGGCGAGACCGACCTTCAGCCAGTCCGGCATCGCGTTCACGACCGCGAGAAAGTTGTTGATCGCGAGGATCGCGAGCTCGACCGCCGGCCTGAACACCTTGATGAACGGCTTTCCGATCGAGATCGAGAGCGTCTCGAGCGAGCCGCCGAGCAACGTCATCTGACCCGGTAGCGTGTCGAGCATCTTCTTCGAGAAATCGGCCGCGACGCCGTTCGCTCCGGCGAACGATTCGCGCAGGTACTGGAGCCCGGCCGCACCCTTCAGCACGCGACCGTCGGTCGTCTTTATGCCGCTGCCGACCTGAGCAAGGATCGAGCTCAAGCCGCCGAGCGCTTCTTTCCCGAACGTTGCCTGCAGCCAGGCGTCTTTCTGCGCGACCGACATCTTGTCGAGCTTCGGGATCATGTCGCCGAGGATGTCGAGGAACGGCCGGAAGTTGCCGTCGAGCTGAACGACCGCGACGCCCTGCTCTTCGAGCGCCTTCTGCACCTTCGGGTCGACCATGCGCTCCATCGCGGTCGCGACCGCGGTCGCCGCTCGCTCCGTGCCCGGTACCGTGTTCTTCACGAGACCGACCGTGATGATCGTCTCGGTCAGCGACTGGTTCAGCGCTTGAGCGCCGCGAGACGCCACGCCGAGCGCGAGCGGTAGATCGTCGGCACGCATCGCGAACATGTTCGACGCCTGCAGCATCTGGTCGACGGCAGCGCCCGCGTATTTCGACTCGATGCCGAACGCCTTCATCGCCTGCGCTGCGACGCCTGCGGCTTCCTGCGGCGAGAGCTGACCGAGCGAGCCGGCGGCGAGGTCGAGCACCGGCTTGAGCAGCGCCACCGATTCGTGCGCGTCGTAGCCGGCCTGCGCGAGCTCGTTGAGCCCGAGCGTTGCCTGCGTCGGCGAGAACTGCGTCGCGATGCCCGCGTCGATGGCGGCCTTCTCGAGCAGCTTGAGATCGTCGGCGGACGCGTTCGACACCGCGCCGACCGCGGCGATCGCCTGCTCGAAGTCGCCGGCCTTTCGCGCGAGCCCGAATCCGGCCATCAGGCCGGCGGCGCCGATCCCCATCGCAGCGACGCCGCTGCCGAACTTTGCCATCCGCGAGTCGAGCCCGTCGGCGACCTTGCCGCCGGCATCCTCGAGCGATTTCAGGTTGCCCTTGACGCGATCCATGACGCTGGACGCCATGTCGGTCGCCGTGAACATGAAACCTAGGCCGAGAGCGTTCAGCGACACGTTCAGCGCCGCCGGCTCGTGCGCGTCCGCGCCGGGCGAGACTTCGGCGCCGACTTCTTCATCGCCTCGTTCTCGGCTCGACGCTCGTCCTGCACGCGCTGAATGTACCAGAGCAGGTCAGAACCCGGCAGCCGGTCCGCCTCGCCCAAGGTGACGTTCAGACCGCTGCCGCCGTGCTGCACCCAGCAGAGTCGAAAATAGAGCTCCCGCAAATCCTCGAGATCGATGCCTTCGACGAGCGGCAATCGCTCGTCGTTCTCTACTTGGGGAAAAGGAAGCTCCCGTCGAAAGGGAGATCGATCTCCTGGAGAGCTCCGCAGTCCGACGCTTGGCACTCGATCTCGATCTTCGTCTCGACGCCGCCGTCGACGCTCTCGAAGCGGCGGATCAGCTTCCGGTGCTCGCTGCTCGACATCGCCTCGAGCCACTCGACCTTGTCGAGGTAGTCGACGTCGTCGCCGAGGGCGTCCACGCGCCGTATGCGGGCGGCGAGAGCCATCACGATGTCCGAGGGGCGGTCGTCCTTCGACGCGTCGCGGAACGCCTTCTGGATGAGCTTGTGATGCGCGACCTGGTCGCGACCGGTCAGGATCGAGAACCAGACCGTCGTGCCGGCCATCTCGACCGAGAACTCGTTCTTCCCGCTCCGGAGCAGCTCGATGCTCTCCGCCGGCAGCGGTTTGATCGGCAGCCCTTCGAGCTTCACCTCCCAGGCGATCCGCTCCCGGCAGTTGCGCTCGCGGCAGGTCGCGTCGAACGCGTATGCCTCGTCGGGGAACATCGCTCGCCGGATCGCGATCAGCGCGTAAAGCCGGTCGCCGACGAGAGCGTCCGCCCAGTCGATGCTTCCGCCCGCGTTGAGCTTGTAGATGCCTGGATCCTGCGTCGAGACCCAGCAGGCGTTCAGGATCCGGGTCATCCCCTCGCCGGTCTTCGCCATCTGCTTGTTGAAGTTCCGGTAATCCCTGCCGATCAGCCCGCGCATCCGGCCGGAGAGACCGGACGGGCAGACGACCTCGATCGAGTCGTCACCGATCCCGTCCGTGCTCACTCTCTCGGCTCGCGGCTCGCTTCTCGCCGTCGTGCTTGTTGCCGTGCTTCGCATTAGCCCTCGTCCTTCGGTTGGGCGTACCCGTCGGAGGACGATGACCGAACACGCCCGGAAACGACCAAGACGATCTCCGCCTCGGCCGCCTCGAGCTCGCGCCCGACCGACGAGATTCCACGACGCGCGGCGGTCAGCTCCCGCTCGCTTCGATCGCGCTTCGCGCGCAGGTCGCTCAGCTGCGCATCCAGCGACAGCACGCGATCACGGCAGCGCTTCAGCTTCTCGACGTCCAGGTCTTCCATCGCTCTCCTCGGGCTAGCAGTTGGTACCCCGCGACGAACGAGGGTAGCCGAAGGAGAACGATCGCGCCCGAGTCGCCTAGAGCCGGCCGGTCAGCAGCAGGATCACGAGGATCAGGATCACGATGCCGGCCGGCGACCAGCCATAGGGACCCTGTCCGCCGAATCCGCCGAAGAGCACCGCGACGACCAGCAACACGATGAGGAGCGTCAATAGGTTCATGGCGCCTCCGATCGTACGCCCGGACCGGGCACCGGTCACCCGGCCGCAGTGGTCGGCGACGCGACGACGGCTTCGACCTTCTCACCCATCACGATCCGGCCGTAGTCGAAGAGCGAGATCCCGAGCCATTCATGGAGCGGCTTCCGCGTCTCGGTCTCGTTCCACTCGTCGACCGCGTCGTCGAACGCGCGTTCAAGCACTTCGCCTGTGCCCAGCGCGCCAGCGGACGCGAGCTCGAAGAACGTCTTCGTCATCGGAGCCGGATGCTACCGCGTCGAGATCACTTCAACGCGAAGCGATCGATCGCGAGAACGAGCTGCTCGATGACGTTGTCGTCCGAGTCGTTGTCCCAGTCGCCTGCGACGAACTTCTTCGGCCACGCCCCGAACACGCGCCAGCGGCGCTGCGTTCGCCCGTCTCGCCCCTGCTGGACGATCGTCAGCGTGCGCTTGAACGCTGGCGGAGCGAGCCCGGCGTTCTTCGACGCGTCGCCGACCTCCTGCATCCATCTGAACATGTCGAGGTCGTCGGTCGCGCCGCGCATCAGCGTGATGTCGGCGATCGTCAACTTCGCCGGCTGCTTGTCGGGGATGATGACGCCGCCCTCGTATTGCTGCGTCTCGGCAGCTTCGACGCTCAGCTCCGAGCAGCTTTGAAAGCCCGCGTAGCCGAACCCGTCGATCTCGACCAGGAACTTCCACTTCACGTGGAAGATCCGGGGTGTTCCAGTGACGGCCATCTCTCAGTGCCTCCCTCAGCCCGCTTCCGCGAGCTCTTGTTCGATCGCGCGCGTGTCCTGGCTGATCGAGACCACGACGAACTCCGCAGGCTTCTGGGTCGCCGCGCCGACGCGGATGTTCAACCGACCGGCGAAGACCTCGCTCGGCGGGTTGAGCTGCTCGGAGACGTCGACGAAAAACGCCGTCGCCGGATCCTGCGAGCGGAACGCCCCGACGTTCATCTGCGACAGCATGAACAGCTCGATCGTCCGGTCGACCTCGTCGCGGAGCGACTCGTCGTTGTTCCGGAGCTTCGCGAACGCGATGCCGTCCTTGATCGTCTGCTCGAGGAAGATCATCCCGCGACGCTCGCCGATGGTCGGGAAGTCAGCGTTCGAGCGAAGCGTGCGCACGCCGTCGAGCGAGATCGGTTGGTTCCGGTCGCGCGAGATCGGGTTGATGCGCTTGGGATAAATCAGGTCGCGGCGCGCCTCTTCGAGAACCTCCTCGGTCTCGAAGCCGACCACGCCGAACAGCCGCCCGTTGATCGGCCCGCCTGGCGGATCCCAGACGCCGCCGACGCGCGAGCTGTCGATCCGTGCGTAGGTGCCGGCGATGTGACCGCTCGGTGCAAGCACGAGCGAGTCGGCGCTGCCGAAGACTTCCTTGCTCGGGTTCAGGACCTTGATCTGCGGCCAGTAGATCGCACCGAACTCGGAGAGGTTCAGCAGCGCTGCCGTCGATTCGGTGTACGTGACCATCCCTTCGGCGGTCAGGCCCGCCGGGGGGTCCAGGATGGCGAACGCGGACCCTTTTCGCGCGAACTCGCAATAAACCAGCATCCCCTGGTGAACGGCCGGCGTCGGGCGGTCAGGCACGAAGAGCAGCGTTCCGTCGCTCTTGAGGTCGAACGACCGGAGCCCGTTCTTCGCTGTGTCGTCGCCGAGAAAGTCCGCGTCGGAGATCGACGCGAGACCGTCGTCGCCGCCGGTCAACGGACCGAACGGAACCGGAGTCGAGCCGGGCGAGTTCGCCGGACGCTCCGCGGCTGCGCTCAGCGTGTTCACGTCGAGATCGGTGACCTGGACATACTCCGACCCTTGGATCGGGTTGTTGATGATCGTCTCGACGTACCGCTCGCCGGCATCGTCCATCGTCAGGTTCGGCCAGGTCTCGACCGGAACGCCGTCGTCGAGAACCTGCAGGTTGAACTCGCTCGCGACCCCGGAGGTCGCCGCCGAGATCAGGATCGTCAGGTCGTTGCCGTAGGTGCCGTCGTATTTCGCATCGACGGTCAGCGTGTCGACCGCGCTGCCGGCGGAGCCGGAGTGCGTCGCGCTGTCGAACCCGTACTCGTCGTCAGCGCTGCTCGACGCGCCCACGAGCACGCTCGAGCTGCCGCCGGTGGTGGTCGACGAGATCCGCGCCCGGCCGGCGTCGTTCGTCACGAGCGAGCCCGTGACGGCGGCTTCGACGATCGTCTTCGTCTCCGCGACCGTGACCGCGTTGATGTTGGCGACGTTGCCGGTCCCGTTCGCGACCGAGGTCGGGAACGCGAAGACCGTGTTCGCTGTGCCGCCGGTGATCTCGACGTGGCTGCTCGTGCCCTCCGTGTCGGAGTTGATCCGCGGCTTCGACGCGGAAACGTCGGCGTAGCCGCCGGCCAGCTTCGCGTTGATGACTGCGTTGACCTCGGCGGTCGTCGCTGCACCGATCGCGACGAACTCGCCGGTCAGGAACGTGATCGCCTGGACCGAGCCGCCGTCGATCTTCACGTTGAGGATCATTCCGGTCGTGAGCGCGTACGTCGCCGAGTTCGCTGCGACCTGCGATGCACGCGTCGCGTTGAACGTCGCGGTCGCAGGAGAGCCGCCGTCGATCGTGACGATCAGCGTGTCGGCCGCCGTCAGGTCGTACGGACCGACGTTCGCGGCGAGCGACGAGCCGGCGCTCGGCGATGCGGCCGCGGTTTGCAGGTCGAGCGTCGCCTTGTCCGACGTCTTCGACGCCGCGTTCGCGATCGTCGTGTAGTGAACCGTGCGCGTGAAATAGAGCGTCCCCGCGCCCTCCGCGTTCTGAAAGAACCCCTGAACGGCGAGCGCCGCGACACCTGCTCCGATCTCGCCGCCGAAGATCCGACGCCACTGCGCGTAACTCGTGCAGAGCGTCGCGACGCCGATCGGCCCCTTCCGGGTGATTCCGACGCACATCCCGACCGAGGTCGCTACGCCCTGGATCGTGCGGAGTGCCGGCGGCTCCTCCTGGATGATGATCTTCGACGACAGAAGTTGCGCGCTGGACATCGATCAGGTCCCCTTCTCGACGCGGACTCGACGCCCGAGTGTGGCACGCGTCTTGTCGTCTTGTGGAGGGTCGTCCGGAGCGACCGGCCCGGGAGACTGAGACGAGCCGGCCTTCGAGTCTCCCCGGGGAGACTCGACGATCGCGACCTCCCGGTCGGCGATCAGCTTCTTGACCTGCGGCAGCGACGCGATCGCTGGATGCAGGTTCTCGATCCGCTCGCCTGGCTGGATCGTGAGCACGCCCGGCGTCGGATGCCGAACGCGTCGGTCGTTCGAGAACTTGAGGCTCCGAACCTTGAAGCCGTGCTGCTTTGTCCGGAACGCGTCGTGATCGAGCACGATCGTGTGCGCTCTCCGGGACTTGCTCACCAACGTGACCTCGTCGCTCATGACTCTTCCTCCATCGGCACAAGCAGGATGCCAGGATCCTCGGTCACCTGCGCTGTTCGCGCCGCAATCTGGTGTCCGGGGAAGCCTGCGAGATCCTCGAACGTGAACCCCTTGACGCTGAAGCGACCCGAGAACCAGTGGACGTTCGCGTCGCTCGGCGTCAGGTCCATCTTCAAATCGTTCACTCGGTCGAGCTCGATCGGGAACTCGACTGACCCCTTCGAAGGGTCGTCCTTGTCGCGGTATATCGAGACCGATTTGTTCTGCTCGAAAAACCCGCGAACGATCGCCATCAGGTTCGTCGCCTCGACGTGGAGCCGCGCCGCGCCGACGATCGTGTAGGTCACGTCGACGGTCTCTGGCACGCGTCGGATCGCGCGCTCGATGCCGGCGAGCGCGGTCACCGGCCGCTGGTTGACCGAGTAGAACCGGTTCGTTGTCAGCTCCGGACCGAGCAGCGCGATCCCGGGGATCGTCGCGAGCGCCGTGATGTTCTTCGCGTCGCCGGTCTCCGGATCGAAGTCGGTGTGAGTCGTCATCGAGACGTTCGAGAGCACCTGGACGTTCCACTCGCGAAGCAGCGCTCGGTTCAACCGGTTGAGCTCGCTCTCGCGGGCGAGCTGGACGCGTCGGTACTTGTAGCCGGCGGCGAGCGTCGCTTCTTCTCCGGCGATCGGAGTGCCGTTCGACGCCAGGTTTCGGACGACGACGTCGACGGAACCCTCGCCGTAGCCGGCCTCGCTCGTCGCCGGCAGCACGGTTCGCGGCGCGACGCAGAAGAGCCGAGTCGCGGAGACCACGGCGACGTCGGTGCTAGGCGAGCCGCCGAAAAGAACCTGAACGGTCGGCGGAACGGTCGCGCCGGTCCGGCCACCGCTCGGCGGCGGTATCTGCCAGAGCTTGAAGTTCGTGCCGGTCACCTCGACGAGGTTCCCGCCGCCGGTCGCGCCCAGGTTCGGAGCGACCGCAGTGATCGTCGGAACGGCCATCTAGCCTCACTTGCCGAGAGTGTATCCGAGCTCTCTCGCGATCCGCTCTCCGAGCCGCGCCCGGAGAGCGAGCGGGTTGCCGCGGATCTTGGCGATCACCGGCCCGATGAACGGACGCGGCGGGATCTTCACGACCAGGTACGGTCGCGAGAGACGCCCCTTCGATCCGTCGTTGCGACGCCGCCCGAGCCCGGCTTTCCGGATCGCGATCATCAGGAACGCGCGCATCTTCGGCGTCACCTTCACGACGAACGTCGCGCCCTCTTCCTGGATTCTCGCGATCGAGACGAGCGAGCGGCCCTTCGACTGCGCGCCGCGCAGCACGCCGACGAAATAGGAGTTCCTGCCGGCACGATGAACCCTGACGCCGTTCTTCATCGCAGCCGTTCGGATCAGCGCCTTCGTTCCGTTGAACCCGGACGCTCGCCGGATCGCGCGCGCAAGCCGCGAGAGCGGAAGAAACGGCTCGCCCGCCGGCGCCTGCTTCTGGATGCCCTCGACGATCTGCTTTCGCGCATCCTCCGCCTCTTGTCGGACCGCGCGATCGATCGCCTTCGTGAGCTTCGACCCGACCTGGTCGAGCGTTCGCGCGGCGGTCGCCCAGTCGCCGGTAAGCCGCAGCTTCATGCCGGCCATCAGGCGCGCTCGACGCTCGTGGCGCGCTCCTGGAAGACGACGAGCAGCAGGTTCCGGCTCGGACCGAGCCCGAACCCGATGCTTCGAACCTCGGTCGCGAACAGGCCGGGCGATCGCGGGATCTCCTCGATCAGCTCGCCGGTTCTCGGGTGCCGGATCGCCGCGAGCCGGTCGCCTGGCGCGTGGATCTTCGGCTGCCCGGTGACGAGATCGACCATCCCGACGCGCTCAAGATCCTCGAAGTGGAAAACGAGCGATCGGCGGCTCGACGGCGAGCGGCCGGTGACCATCATCACGAGCTTGTCCTGCTCCTCCGGTTCGACCTGAGCGAGCAGCTGGACGACGGTCTCGACGCGTATCTCGTCGCCGACGGTGCTCGAATCGTCGCTCGGCACGAGCACGATCGGTTCTCGAAAGTCCGGGTCGTAGCCGCTCGTCTCCGGTCCGACGCCGTCCGGATCGGCGGCGGTCGCCGCAGTGTCGAGCTGCGCGATGTCGACCATGAACGGGAATATGAGCCGCCCGCGCGGCATCTCAGTGCCCGGACGCGATCGCGACGACGACGACGACAATCGCGAGGATGAACACGACCCACGCGAGCTTGCCCGCGAAGCTGGGCGGAGCGTCCTCGATTCGCGTGAGCGCCGCGGCACCGAGCAACGCGACCGCCACGACAACTATCCCGTCGACATGCAGCATGATGTTCCCTCCGAAGACTTCAAACGGCGGCCATCATCGGCGGCCGGCAATACTGAGCGACGATCGCGTCGATCTCCGGATCGCCGGAGAACGCGCCGACGACGCGAGTGCTGTTTCCAGGCGCTCGCGCGTACGAGATCGATTGATCTCGCGTTCGAAGATCCGTGATCCGGCTCGCAAGGATCGCGTCCTGGCGAGCTTCGGTGTCGGCGAGCTTCGCGAGGTTTCGGATCACGAGCATCTGCGTCGCGAGCTCGATGTCGGCCGGAGTCCTGCCGAACGGCGATCCGTCCGGTTCCGTGTAACCGAAGATCCCGGAGACGAACACGTTCTGGGAACCCTCCGGCCAGCGACCGCCCCAGATTCCGGCGCGGTATCCCTCGACGAGACTCCACTCGATCCGCGGGTCGTCTCGGTCGTCCGGCGCGATCAGGCTCTGCGATATGTGCCGGTTGTAGACGCGAAGCCCTGCGAGGTCGAGATCGTCGGACGCGATGCCGGACACGTCGTCCGTCTCGAGCAAGCGGACGGTGTCGATGCGGATGATCGGCTGCTCGAGGATGAGCGTTCGTCCGCCGTGCCCGTCGAGCAGGAACGTGTGGCTGCGCGGCTCGAACCAGCGGCCGGTCCAGCGTTCGATCATCCGCGAGCAGCGCGCGATCAGCGTCGTCAGCCGACCGTCGCTCGCCTGCGCGGTCGTCACGCCCTCGTCGCGGAGCGCGGAGATCGACGTGTAGCCGGTGCTCGTCGAGCCGACGACCTCCGGGAGAACTTCGAACTCCTCGGTGATCGTTTGCTCGGGCGCCGCGAGAACGAGCTTGAAATACCAGCGGATCTGGTAGGTGCCGATCAGCGCGGTCAGCGGCGGCGTGTAGCTCGCGACGTAGCGGCCGGTCGAGAGCTTGTCCCCGGCCGGGCACGCCGTCAGGTCGACCGGGAACCGACCGGAGACCGGGAACGCTTTCGTCCAGGTCGACGGCGAGGTCACCTTCTCGAAAATCTCGAACTCCAGCACCTGCACGTCGACGTAGCCGCCCGACGTCGTGGTGAAGATGTCGAGCACCGGGTTCGAGCAGTCGCTAGCCTGTCCTCGCGAGAGCGCCGGCATGGTTCCTCAGAACTGCGGATCAGACGTGTACGCTACCACGAGCGGGAAGCCGGTCCCGGTCTCCTCGATCTCGTACTGGACGAGCAGGTGTTCGCCGAGCCGCGGCACGAGGTCGGTCGTGAACGTGCTGAACGACGTTTCGTCGTAGTCGTGAAGCGGCCTAAGCCGCTGGCCGTTCAGCTCGACGACCAGCGACCCGGCGATGAACAGCTGCGTCGTCGCGAACGTCGACGCGAACCCGTTGACCTGCGCGGTCAGATCCTCGGTGCGGGTGCTCGACACCCGTTAGAGGGCCCTCGCGGCACCGACCGAAGAGAGCTCGAGACGGATCTTGCGGGCGCGAGCGGAGCCGGCGGGGCCGAAGCGGCGGATCTGCAGATCGAGCGTCAGGACGGTTCCCTCGGTGAACACGTCGCCGAGCGTCACGCCCATCCGCGAGTAGAAGTTGAGCGGCTCGATCCAGGTCGCGATCTCAGCACCGTTCAGGAGAAGCCGAGCCTGCGCTGCGCGGTCCGGGCCTCCCGGCACAGCCCAGACCGCGACCGCGGTCAGGCTCAGCTCGAACGCGACGGCGAGCTGATAGTCGCCGGCCTTGAGCGGTCGCGCGGTCACGGTTCCGCCGATGACCGATGCCCACCCGGTCGTTGCGTCGGTGCCGCCGGTCGCGACGATCGTTTCTGCGTCAACGATCTTGCGCTGAACGATGTTCGTCGGAAGCACGGCGTCGACTGCCGCTTTCTCCGGAGCGGTCATCTCGACGAAGTTTCCGCCCACGACCTTCGTGTATTCCTGCAGAACGCCGTCGGGGATCTGCGTGACGGTGTTGATGTCGACCTGGGTCTCGGTGAGCGGCTTGAACACCGATTCGAGCGTGAAGTCGACGGTTCCGTAGCGCTTCACGTAACCGGTCGCGGTGTCGATCACTGCGTGTCTCGTGGTCATGACTACTCCTGATCAGGCAGAGAGAACGTCGACGTACCCGAGGCACCAGATGTAGGCCGTGTTGCCTGCCGTGCTGTTCTGATACTCGACTGTTTGGGACGACGAGATTCTAACTCGGTGCGTGGTGCCGACGCGCTCCCTGCCGCCGGTTCCACCTGCGAAGACGCGGGTGGGCGGAATCGCGACCGCGCTGCCAACCCAGCGAACGCGCACGTGTTCGCCGTCGATCGTGCCGTCGTAGGAAATCAGCAGGTCGGCGTTTCTCGACGTCGGCGGGCAAAGCCCCGAGAGGTCGACGGTGGAGTAGGCACCCGAGCTCGTTCCACCGGTCAGAACTTCGGTGACCTGCTCGTCGACGTCGTAGCGGACCTCGCGGGTCTGCATCGACGTGATGATCAGGTTGTACTGGATTATGTTCGAGCTTCCGTCGTTCTGGCACCAACCGACGCGCCGGTAAACGTCGTAGCCGGCCGGCAACGTCGGCGTCGTGCTGTTGATGCTGAGAACTCCGCGGACCGGGTTCACTCCCGTCGAGTCCGCGATCACGAACCCGGCGTAAGGCGTGTCGATCGTTTCGCTGCCAGTGTCGAGACCGTTCACGCCCGATGCTGCGAGCGAGAGAGTGATGTCGGCGCTGACGACGATGTCGTAGCTGTCGGCCGAGTCGCGGCAGCTACCGGGGGCGATCTTGACGCTGCTCGCCGAGACGTACTGCAGCCCCATGTTCTCGATGTAGAGCGTCGGCAGATGAAACGCGACCGCCGCTGGCGGATAGTACGGCACCGCGCCCGCTCACTCGAGCTCGGTCTCGATCTCGCACCACATGGCCGAGGGGCCATAAAGCGGAGTCGTGCCGGCGCCGCTGAAGTAGTGGATCGCGAGACCGTATTGAGGCGGAACGACGATCTTTCCGGAGAGATCGAACGGCATCAGGATCCCGTTCGGCGTAGCGGTCGCCGGCAGCGGGCTCGCGCAGACCGGAAGCCACGTCGGCTGCGCGGTCAGCGTCTGGTTTTCCGCCCAGATCGCCTTCGTGGTGTTGCGACCTCTCGACGCCGACACGCTCGTGTAGCCGGTCGCCGCGGTCGGAGCCGTCGCCACGAGGGCGGGCGTCAGCGCGATCAGGAGCTGTCCGCCGGCAGCCGGCGTGCCGGTTATGAGCGAGAGCGCGAGCATCTCGATCGCGTACGCGGCGCCACCCTGCGACTCGCCGTTGTAGAGCATCCACTGCGCGGTCGTGGTCGGCCACGTCGCGGTCGGCGCGCGGCCGGTCGAACCGTTCTGAAAGCCGCCGAAGAAGCGATGGCCGGACCGGCTTATCTCGTAGCTGGCCGGCTCGATCTGCGTGACCGCGAGCCCCTCGTAACCGGTCATCCGAAGAATGCGGTTGCCGGCGCCGAGCGCCTGCTTCGTGAACTTCCGGATCTCGGCTTCTAGCGCGAACATGGGGCAGTCTCCTCGGTCAGGTCAGCTCGGTGCCGAGCACGTTCCCGTTCGTGATCGACCAGATCCCGGTGATCGCTCCGCGGTGCCAAAACGGTACCTCGTAGTAGCCGCCGGCCGCTATCGGCAGCGTGCAGTCGACCACCGTCGCTCCGAAGCCGAGCGCCATGTACAAGATGCCGGTGCTCGCGTTGTAGAGCGTCGCACCTTTCCGGATGACGTTCGGCGGGAAGATGGTGACCATCTTCGTCGAGCTCGCCGGAATGACGACGCGTCGCGAGAAGTCGCTCGGACCAGGCAGCAGGCGCTCCATCCTGCGGAGCGTGAGCAGCGTCTGAAGCTCGACGAACTTCAGCTCCTGGAGCGCGAGCAGAACCTGCTCGTCGATCGTCGGAGCCTCGCGCGAGCCGGTCGCAGAGCCGGGGAGCGTTCGTTGCGGCGAGAGAAATGTAACGCCTGCCATGTCTTAGACGTCCCTCGTTGCGACCGACGACGCGACTCGCCAGTCGTTCTGGTACGTGTAGGTGATCGTCTTCTGCGCCGTGATCGTCACGCCGTCCGTGAGCGAGAAGACCTTGATGAGCTCCGTCTGCACGTTCCAGCCGGAGTAGGTGTAGTCGATCCGCTTCCGCTCGCGACCGTTCGTGGTCTGCGTCCAGCTCTCGCGCGTGACGACGTCGCCCGACCAAGCGATCGAGTAGGTCATCCCGACCGAGTTCGGCGCGATCTCGAGCAGCGCTTCGTCTCCGGCGGACGCGCCAGCGCGCGGGTTGAACAACCCGAGCGAGTCGAGCATCGAGAACGAGCCGTTGACGTAGCGGATCCCGCCAGCCTCGACCGGAACATCTCCGGCGATCCGGTTGTCGTAGACGGTCCCCTCCTCGTAGGACTCGCCTGGCTCGCGATCAGGCGTCTGCGGCATCTGTGCCCGCTCTCCGGCGTCTACGAGGCTTGATGCTACCGCCGGCCACCGGAGCCGCGCTCGATCGCTCCGGAGCCGCGAGCGGGGCGGCAGGAGCCTGCGGCGGGGCTCCGTCGAGCTCCGCGAGAGCCTCGGCGAGCCGTTGCTGCTTGATCGACGCGTTGTCGTCGAGCTCGGGCACCTGAGCCTCTTCGCGGCGACGATGCTCCTCGATCGTCGCGAGCTCGCTCTTGTGGAGCCGGCTCAGCAGCTGGACCGCCGCGTTGAGCCCCTGCGCGTGCCCGCTCTGGATCGAGCGCGTGAGCGCGTGCTGGCTGGCCATCCGCGAGCAGACCGTCGCCGCCCGGGTGATCCAGTTCTTGATCGTCTGCGCCTGGTCGAGCTCCGAGATCGTGCCGTCCTCGACGAGACGGTCGATCTCGGCGTGCATCTGGCAGATGACGTCGTGCGCCTGCTTGAGCGCGGTCTCCGACCCGTCGGCGCGCGCGACCGCGGCGGTCGACGACTCGAACAACGTCTCGATCTGGGCGCCGACGGTGGTCAGCAGCGCTGCTCGAATCTCGCCCTTCGCGACGCTCATCGAACGACGACCTCGACTCGAGCGCTCGACAGGAGCTCGAGCAGGAAGAACGCCTCGTTGCGCTCGATCGGAACGAACTCGAGCGACGTGCTTCGCTCGACCGACCGAAGTCGTCTCAGCACCTCGTCGACGCTCGTGCCGTGCATGCGCGCGAGCATCCGGACCTCGTTGTCGATCGCCACCGGCGGAGATTACCTCGTGTACGGGATGACCGTGATCTGGTCGCCGCTTTTCACCTTGTACTCGAACTTGATCTGACCGTTCGCGAGCGACGTGCCCGGATAGTAGTCGTTGTTGGCGGACGAGTCCGCGCCCGGACGCTGAAGCTTGCCGTTCAGGAAAACGTCGTAGTCGGTCGTGAACGACCCGAGCGACATGTCCGGCAGCTGCGCGTCGAGGTTCGCTCCGCCGGTGACGCCGCCGACGTCGGTGTCCGCGTTCGTCGTGAGCGTCACGAGCGCGGTCGTCTTCGTTCGGCGTTTCGCCTGCGCGATGCCCTTCAGGAGCGAGACCTCGCCGAACGCCGTAGAGAAGTCCGCCCACTCCTGAGCCGTGTCCGAGAGCTTGATGCCGGAGGTCTGGGCCCAGCCGGAGCCAGTCTGGTTGCCGTCGTCGAGGTACATCTCGCCAGCGCCCAGGAACCGGAGATCGGCGCCGCTCGTCGACTCGATCGTGCCGGCGGTCACGCCGATGTCGAGCTCCGCTGCGCCCGTGTTCACCTTCAGCGAGCCGAGAAGATCGACGGCGCTCGTGTTGTTGATGTCGACGAACGCACCGTTGAACTCGATCTCGTCGCCGCCGGCGGCCGGCTTGATCGCGAAAATGTCCGCGCCTCCGGTCGAGTCCTGGAACGCGAGCTTGTAGGTATCGTCGATCCGCCAAGCGATGTCCTTCGCGGTCTGCGTGACCGCCCCGCTCTGGTTGTCGACCGCCGCGTCGAGCGTGACGGTGATCGTCTTCGCGTAGTCGACGAAGCCGGCGCCGTTCAGCCACGCCTCTTCGGGCAGATCGTCGAACTTCACGCGGCTGACATACGCGTAGTTGATCGACAGACCGCCGATGTCCGCCGACGGGCACGCCTCGAGATCGTCGAAGGTGGCGTTCTGCCGGACGAACGAGATCTTCGCGCGACGGCCGGCGCTCGTGTCGTTGAACGCGAGCCCGTCGCCGCCGGTCGACTCGTACTGGAGCAGCCCGAAGACCTCGCGGCCGGACGACTGGATGGTCTCGCCGTCGGCAGCGTTTCGGATAACCAGCAGGTTCTTCGGACCGACCGGCGAACCGCTCGAGAGCTCGGTCAGCTCGTTCGCCGCGAAGGCGCCGCCTGAAAGCGCGGACTGCGCGACGACCGCACCGTCGACCGTCGTCGCGACCGCGGCGACCTCGGAGGGCGTCTCGCTGCTCGCAACGCTCAGGATCACGTAGGCGTTGCCGCCGCCGACCGCGACGTCGACGACCTTGGTCACGCGGCGAAGAGTCTTCTGCTCCTCGAGCTCGTCGAGATCGAAGTTTAGATCGCGCAGCGACCGCTTCTTCGAGTTGATCGTGACGATGTCGTCGTACCAGTTGAGCGACCCGTCAGCGCGCAGGATCCGGTTGACCTGGCTCCGCAACGAGTTGAGGTCGCCCTCGATGCTCGCGGCGCCGGATTGCAGCGTGATGCCTGCCGCCAGCGTTTGGTCGTAGAGATCCGAGTTTCGGATCTGCGTGTCCTGTCGAAGAAACGTGCGAGGCATGCGGAACTCCTATGGCCAGCTTTGAAGCGTAGCGGCTCGCTCGCGGGCGCTGCGACCCCACATCTGGCGCGCGGTCGCCGCAGGGCTATCTTCCGGTCAGTGAAGAACTCGCACAAACGCGCGCTGCGCCGAGACCGCCGGAAGGCGAAAGCGAGCGAGTGGCGGCGGCAGGGCAAGACGAAGATGGGCGTGGTCGGGCACGGACCGAACGCCGGATCTACTCACGAGGTGATCACGAAGGCCGCTCGTCGCGAGCTCGGCGTCGACGTCGGGCCCGCGTTTCCGCTCCGGTTCCGCCCGCTCGCCGGCCTAGCAGCCGCACTTGTCGCAGCAAAACACCAGCACCAGCGGCCAGGCGAACAGGAAGAGCAGCGCCGCGTCGGCGAACACGATCACGGCGGTCTCGACGTAGGACCGCCAGTCGTTCCGCAACACTCGCGGACGTAACCACCGACGCACGAATCGCACCGCGAAGTGTTTCTCTCAAACGAAGACGGCGGTCAGGATTTCTCCCGCCGCCGTCAGTTCGCGTTGTTTGGACGCAGTCGCTCCGCTGTTACTTGCGAGTGCGCTTCTTGATGGCGCCGGGATCGTCGCCGTTGGTCGGTGCGGGGGTGTCGCCGTCGGTGTGATCGAGCGGCTCGTTCACGGAACCGAGCGACGTGCCCTCCGCGGGGAATGCCTTGTTCTGGTAGGCGTGAACGCCCTTGTCGCCGTCGTGACTCTCGTCGGGCGGCACGGGTTCGGTGCCTGGCAGAGCACCGCGCCGGACGCGTCCGACGTTCTGGTTCAGACCGGGATCGTTCATGTCGTCGACGTCGAGAGCCGCGGTGCCGTCCGGATCGAGCAGATCCTCGTCGGGGTCATACGCGTCCTCGTGCTTCGCGGCTGCGACTCGGTGAATATCGCGCGTCGTGAAGGCTCCGCCGGCTCCGCGTCGCTCGGCTCGGCGCTGCTCGCGCGCGTTCAGCACGTTCGGGCGGACCGCGGTGGCGCGCTCCGCTCGCTTGGCTTCGTTCTCCTCGATCTTCATCGCTTCCTCGCGGGTCGCGACGTCGAAGACCGGAGGGGAATCGGGATCGTAGTGATCCTGGTTCAGCTTGCGCATCTTCTCAGCGGTTCGCGCGCTCACGGCGTACCAGCCGCGGTCGGCGTCGTAACGCTGATTCTCGAACATGTAGCGACGAACCCTCGGAGCTTTCGCCTTCCTGACCGGGCGGATGCGTACGAGCATCTGGTTCTGTGTCGTGTCGGCCATCGTGACTCCCTTTCGGTTCCCTCTCTCTTCGATGCAGATACGCCCGCGCCCTGTAGCCGGCTCGTTGCCGACAGACCTACACCGCGACGGTTCGCAGCGTCACGCCCGAGCGAGTCGTCTGAGCGGCTCGCGCTTCGACGACGACGGCGCGCAGCTCGATGACGACGGCCCGGATCTCGTTGACCAGCGTCCGGAGCGCCGCCATCTCGGGCGCAGTCGGAGGACTCGTGAACGCCGGCAGCGCCGCAGACGCGATGTTCGACACGATCGCGGCAGCGGCCGGAGCCGCCCCTTGGATGTCGTCGAGGTCCGCCGCGATGTCGCGCAGCACCACGGCGAGCTCCGGATTGCCGCCGGAACCGCCCGGAACGAGACCTGCGCCTCCCGAGCCGTAGTTTCTTGGAATCTCAGCCATCCGCTTCTCTCCCGTGTGCGCGTTTGAGTCGCGCGCTTCCGCGACCTACTTGCTGATCGCCACCAGGCGGAACGTTACACCGCTCTGATCGGACGCGTTGGCCACCTCCGACGTGCCCGAGTAGACGAGCAGCTTGTCGGCCGCCTTGTCGTAGTACACGGTTCGGCCGCCGCAGAGCTGACCGATGACCGCGACGATCTCGACTCGCCCCTTCCCGAGCGCGGCGCGAACCGCTGCCTGAAAGTTCGGCGTGCCGCCGGTCGGATAGGCGCCGTCGCCAGCGAACTGGAGCAGATCCATGCGAAGCGGGCCGTCGCCCGCCGTGACTTCGAGAACCGTGATCGATCCGAGCGCCATCTGAGTATCCCTCTCTGCTCTCTGCCTGCCTGGGTCTCTCTCGCGACCGGAGGTTTTGACACCTCCGGTCGGGTGTAGAACGTGCGGTCGGTCAGCTCAGCTGACGGCGATCTCGACAGCCTTCACGGCCGCGGTCTCTTCGATCAGCTTCATGTCGAAGCGCATCGTCGCGACGATGATCACGACGCCCTTGCTGATGTTCTTGTCGGTTTCGAAGCGGATGTTCCGCCACACGCCGACGTTGATGTTCTTCGGATCGGTCAGCACGGCCGCGGTCTCGTCGCCGCCGAGACCGAGATTCTCGGGGAAGAGCGGCACGTCCACGACGGGAATGCCGGAGTAGCCGCACGGTGCATCGCTGTTGAGCGCGTTGTCGCCGGAGTTCGTCTGCCGATCCGAGATCGA